TGGTTGTTTTTTCTTACCTTCTTGTAATGAATCAGATTCAGCAAATTCTCTTCTACGAGATTTATATCTATCTTTGAATCGTAAAACATCCATCACATCGTCAACGTCATTATAGAAACCATAATGTTTCAATAAAGCGTCTTCTTCTCTTTCATATAAGTTATTTTCAGCGAAGAATTTACCTAACATTTTTTTATCAACACTTGTACCCAATTCGTCAACATATATTTCAATATCTTCATCACTTACTGGTTCCAATTTTTCATCTACAGAAGTATCTTCATGATACATTTCTTCCATAGGTGCTTCTTCAGTAGTATCTACTTTAATTTCTTCTACAGACTCACGGATAATACCCTTATTCTTAAGGATTTTAATAGCATCATCATATGATGTTACACTAATAATCCAAGGTAACTTAGCGTCACGTCTAACCTCGTATAAAAATTTCTCGCGACTTACCTCGCCTGCTTTATGCTTTTTGTATAAATCTATTGTTGTCATACTGATAAATATTATCTTCCTTGTCCACGATACGCTTTAGGGCGTGGTGTGTGTTTGTTAAATGATTTTTGTGCTGATCCTATTTTGCGTTTACCGAATGAAACTTTGGTACTATTGCTTGCTGATTTTGCTTTAGCCATTATTTTTTATTTTGGGTTATATAATCCTTGTCTTACAAGTGATTGGATAATAGCGAATACAGCATCTTGATCACTATACTCATAAAACTTAGCTAAATCCTTCACATATCCTAATACTTTAGAATCAAGTTCAGGGTTAACAGCTTCATCCATCTCAGTGTTTTCGTTTATTTTAGCCTTAGCGTTAAACACGAATTTTTTATAGTCAAAATTATCCATTGTTAAAATATTTTTTTGTAGTCTATTGCTTTAGACTTGCGGTTAGGAACAGAAGGAGCATTTGTAAAACCAAAAACATCAACAGCGTAATTTTTCTTTACTTTACCTCCAGCAAGTTGTGGAGCGTCTTCTTTTTTGATTTTCTTAAATGCTTTAGTAGTAGCAATTTGTGGGTTGGAAACACCAGGAGCAAAACCAGCACTTGTACTAGTACCAGACATTTCTTTTACTAGTTGTGTAGTATACTCCTTAATATATTTTCTAATGTCCATTTACTTAGATACTTTTTTTAATTCATCTAGTAACTCATGGTATTGTAATAATGAGATCATATGCTCATCTTTTACAGTTTTACCTTTAGGAACACCAACCATTAAATTCAATATCTCGTTTAATTTGATCTGAGTAGTTTTGTCATCTAATTTAGGGATGAATGCTTGTAACTCATTTTTTAAACCATTAACATTCTTATTAACAAACTCACGTAATTGTTCTGTGTTAGAAATGTTATTGATGAATTCTTTTAATATATTCTTCTGAGTAGTGCTGAAATATGAGTATTTGTCATTGAATTTCTCAATAAGTAACTTGTAAGCTAAGATACGAATATCTTTATCAGCTCTTGTGAACTCATTGATAACAGCGCTTTGAATTTTTTCTTCAGTCAATGGAATTTTTGTGATATGTTCCAACAATGTTAACTTGTTAGTAACAATTGTTTTAGGATCACTAAATTCTTTACTGTTTCTAGATTCAATTAACGTAGAGATAGACGCTAATACTTTGTAATTGTTAATCTTAGCCTTAAAGAAATCATCAAGATCGTAGTTCTTCTTGATCTCTTTGATCAAGTTGTACTTATCCTTGTTGATTTGTTCACGATTCAATTTAGTACTTAAATCAAGTACTGTGTTGATCAATGACTCGGCTTTAGACTCGCTCAACTTCTCAGCTGAAGCAATAGTGTAGTATAATTTATGCTCCTTGGCTAATTCGCTGTTGGAGAAAAATTTCTTAATGATTTTAACCGACGATGAATCTTTGGCTGATAGCACATCAGATGCGATCTGGCGGACAAGTAATTCAAATAAAATACCTGTATTTTTAAATTTGCTGTGTTTGGCTTTCATATAAAGTTAATGCGCACTACTTATAAATATGTTATTAATCAAGTTGCTCACGGATATTGTCCTCGTTTAACAAATCGCTCTGTTCAAATAACGTGATTTTACGATTAGCTTTAGGTGCATTTGCTAATGTTGACTTAAGACCAGCTAATGTTGATGATGCTTTTGCCTCCATTGCTAGTGCTGAGTTGCCTTTGTAGCTAGCGCGCAATGTACCGTCTTCTTGGTCATCATTGCTCTTCATAAACTTATTACCTAAACGGTCTTTACCTAATGGATCTTTTTGAGTACCAATAAATGATGGATGTTCAGTTGGTCTACCTTGTAATGGTTTAGGTTCATTTGGATTAGTTTCATCAAATCCTACAGGAACTTCATTATTAGCATTATATCGACCTGAACCGTAAGCGGTTGCTAATTGTGATGGTGTACCGTAGGCTTGACCAGAATCATATGGATCATTACCTTCAGTTTGTATTTGATCTAAACGGAACTTAGCTTTCTTATCTTCAACTAATTGATCACGTAAGTCATCCATTTGTTCTTCACTCATATGGAATAAATGCTCATAAATCCAACTAGTTGGCATTAATTCTTTATCAATCATATTACCTGCTAAGTCAACCTTTTGAGCAAGTAACGCCATACGTTCTTGATCATAGATAATTGATGGTGTAGTTAAGTTTAACTCGAAGTTAGTTAATGATTCACCTTCATATCCTTGAACATATAAGTGTACAATAGCGATTTTGTATAATTCTGATAATACAATACGTTGGATACGTTCAACTGTACGAGCGAAACGAATATCTTCAGCGGCAAGTGTTGCTTTACCAGTCAAATCTTTCTCATAACCCATAAACGCTTTAGGTATCTTAAGAGCAGCGAATAACTTATCACGTAAGTAAGCAACGTCTTCAATACTATTATATTCTAATCCTTTAGTAGTATCAATACGTGTTGTACTATCATTACCACGAACAGGAATATAAAAATCCTCCATCGTGTTTTGCATATTGTACTTAAGGTTATATTGGCCAGTTTGAGGATCAATATAAGGAACTTTCTTCATCTTATTGACCATCTTCTGCATGTAGTTTTCTACTTCATTAGGTGGGATAGAACCTACGTTAACATAGAAAACACGTTTTTCAGGAGCACGAACAATTCTATGAATTAACATCGCATCTTCCATCAAAACATATTGTTTGAATATTTTACGTCCTGGTTCTAAGTAACTTCTACCATATGGTAAAAAGTTAACATCACTCAATAGACGGAAGTGAGCCATTTCATAGTTCTCAAAGTAAATACCTTCAGCTCCACCTAACATAGCGTTTGGAGGTATAACTCCATATCCCATAGTTGTACCAGCAACTGATGTAGGATCGTACTTAAAACGCACATAGGTTGGGTTTTTAACGTCTACTCCTTCCTCTCGTATAATTGCGTAAGCAGAGAAAGGTATAACATTATATACGCCGAATTTTTCTGATATTTCTAATTTAAGATAAAAATCACCATACTTACACATGTTTCTAGTCCATGACCATAAGTTAAACTCAATGTTTAACACGTCATAGAACAAGTTACGTAATATTTTCTGTACGTTTTCGTCTGATGATTTGATATGAATAACTTCACCGAAGTCGTTCTTTAAAGTACATTCGTCAGCAATGATATCAAGTGCAGATGCTACAATAGCGTCTGTATCCATTGCTTCATAGTCTGTGTATAATTGAACACGTAAGGTTTGGTAGTTTAAGACATTGTTAAGGTTATAAACTCCCGCGCCTGATGTTGTATATATTTTGGTAAAGCGGTCAACTAATGCGTTTGTTTGCAACGCACCTAATGATTGTATTCTATCAGTGTCAACTACTTTTAATTGATCACCACCAACATTTCTAATGATAACATCAGATGAGAATAATCGTTTTAACCTACCAAAGAGTGATGTATCAGCCATTAATTATTTTGTTTGTATGAGTATAAATATTTACCGTATTATCTAATCAACCAATCCATGTCCTCCGTACCATGACCTGTGTCCATTTGCCATGGGTTTAAATAACTTCCATTAGATGTATGACGGTATACAGAATTATCATTATATCCTGTTTTTATCATACCTCCCACACTCACTTTAGATAGATCTAAACCTGTTTGTCTATAACGTAATGCTGTATCTCGTAAGAATAAACCAATACCTAAAGACATCACCAAGTCATCATTATAACCATCTAAAGCTTGTGCTTTACCATTTTTCCACACAAATGTTCTTAGTTCTTCAAGTGTACGTTTTGATTGAATAACGCAACTCTTCTCGTGAATGTATGAAACCATCTTTGAGATAACAAGCGGTCTTGTCTTTAAGGAGTTAGTAAATCCAGGAACCATACCTTCATCACGATCAAATCTATTCAAATACATTTCAACGTTAGTCATAGCGACATCAGAACGTGGTGAGTAATATAAATTACGGTATCCACGCTCAATAGCAGTTTGAATAACATCCCAACCAATATTGGCATTTTCAATTACTAATAATGCATCGTTATATTCAGTGGCTAGTCCAATTAAGAAATTTCCATAGTCACGAGTACCAATTTGTCCTTTATATTCAGCTACTTGTTTAGCTTCCTCTACATCAATAACATGACAAGCGGAATAGTCTTTACTATCACCTCTAGCTACGTCGGCTACAACCATATATGTTTTAGAGTAGTCTGGTGATTCCCAAACCCATAAGTTTCCATCAAATCCTCTTCTTTCCATAGGCTCAACCATAAATGTTTCCATATAAAAGTTAAGCATAGGAGGTTCTACTACTGTATCTCCTGAAGTACTAAAGTCACAATCACACTCCTGAGCGGCATTTCTAAGTCCTAAGATATCATCTTGATCATCTCTCCATTTTTGGTCTCGTTCTGGGTGTACAGTCCAAGGTAATTTAATAGCAATAAAGCCATTTGATCCTTGTTCAGCACCAATAAATGTTC